TGCTCCGTATGAAATGAATCAATACGAGATCACATACAGTATGAACGATATGCCTGAAGGCTACGTGGGAAGAACTTCCAAGTGGGCTAATGATGAGAAGTCCGCACTAAAATATATACTCAAGAAAGCCCCAGAAAAATCTGGACTATGCGTATTCAAACGCGGATCGACCGGGCAGATACTATCAATAAAACAATTAGAATTAGAATGAATGAAAGAATATGACGTATCTTCCTCAAAATAAAATCAAAGAGTTCAGAGATAAGCACAAGCCATTGTGCTGTCCCATCCTGGCTTCGAAGAAAGACGATTGGGTTCTTGATCACGATCACCAGACGGGGATGGTTCGTGGAGTTATATCCAGACAGGCGAACAGTTTACTTGGTAAGGTTGAGAACTTTTATATACGAATGTGCAAAGGAGATAAGGATCAACTGCCCGGTGTGCTTGATGCGATGGCCGCTTACCTCGAACAAGAAACTTTAGATGTCCTGCACCCCGTTGGACTTACGCAACTCACAAAAAAATTTAAAAATTCATTGACAGCAGCCGAGCAGGTTGTTGAATTAAAAGACCTAGGAGCAACCAGGAAAGAACTTGAGTCCTGCTCCAATGAAAAACAGCGATGCGAACTGTATCGTAGACTAACTAAAAAATACTATGAATAAAAACATAAGACAAAAACTACAGGGAGTTCAGTCATCCCTCAAAGCCCCCAAGGGGCAGACTAACAAGTTCGGAGGGTATAAATACCGCTCCTGTGAGGACATCCTTACTGCACTGAAACCTCTGCTCGCTGAGTGGGGTTGCTGTCTAATTATCTCCGACGAGATTGTTGAGAAGGGTGGAAGGTTGTTTGTTGAAGCAACTGCAACTCTTTATGATAACGATAGCTCGGACTCCCTGTCCTCGAAAGGCCCAGCCGAACACGCCGAGACCAAGAAGGGAATGGATCAAGCTCAGATAACTGGCTCCGCTAGTTCTTATGCTCGTAAGTATGCCCTCAATGGACTCTTCGCTATCGACGATACCAAAGACCCCGATGCTACAAACAAGCACGGCAAGGACAAACCTCGCGCAGTTGTTACACCAACTGAATTCTAACCAACCAATAATAATATGGCTGAATACGATAACACAAACACCGGTGCATTCTTCTTGAATGACCGTAAAGATAAACCCAATCATCCTGACTACAACGGGAAGATTGATGTAGAGGGTAAATCCTACTACTTAAAAGGATGGAAGAAGGTCGCTAAAAGTGGTCTTCCTTTTATGTCGCTTGCACTTAACCCAGTTGATGCGCCAGCAAAGAAATCTGCTCCAGCACCAGCTATGGCTAGTGCGCCAACGAGTGATGACTCCCCCTTCTAAGGATGGCTAAACTGGACACCTTATGCGATAAGGCCTGGTGGGATAAGTTTCGTCAGGAAGAAATTGATTCCATCCTAACGATGACCGCCAACAAGAACTCGGATTACACGGGTGGCAAGACTTGCCAGAACCCGTTTGCTAATTTCGATGCTTCTATTGAGTTCGGTGTTCATCCCCTTACAGGTATCTGCATCCGTATGCAGGATAAATTCCAGAGAGCTAAGGCTTTCTGTTCAGATGGATCGCTTCAGGTTGACACCAAGGGCGATCAATCCAAGGACATTTTTCGCGACCTAATTGGCTACTCATTGATAGCCATAGGTATGCTCGAAAGAGAAGAAAAGAAGTAAGTCCTTGTGCTAGAATGCTTGGCTCTCCGCAAATCGGCGGGGGGTTCAAGTGTTCTTAACTTCACAAATATACTAATACAAAATGACAAAAATTAAAGAAGCCGCAGAGGTATCCCTTAACATCCATAACGAAATTGATGCCCTCAAGTTACCCAAAGAAATCAGAATAAAGCACAACGCTTTGGGTCAATTACTACGCGCCCTTTTGTCCACAGTTGAGAATGAATCAAGACGAATTGGAACTACTGGTTCATCGGCAACCACATAATGTCGAAGCGGAGGAAGGATTAATCGCCTCTTGTTTGCTTGAAGAGGATACATCAGTCTATGATTCCGTTACTCAAATCGTCCAGTCGGGCGATTTTTATTTGCAGAGATGCCAACTACTTTTTGAAACAATCGGAGCACTAGCACTTCAAGGTAAGCCCTTGAATGATGTGTCCGTTCTGGAGCATTTAAAGACCCTCAGAGGCGTTGACGAGGTCGGCGGGATAGCCGGGCTACTTGCCATCACGGGAAGGGCTTCTACGCCCTCTCAGGCCAATTACTTTGCGCATATAGTGGCAGAAAAATCAAAGCTCCGTGAGCTTATGCGTTCCTGTAGGCTTGCCGTTGAGGATGTTGAATCCGAGACAAAGGGCTACGATGAGATTCGTTCCGAGCTTGAGAACACCCTTTTAGCTAGACCACTGGACAGCCAATCCAAAGTAAAGATAGGTGAATCCGCCAAGGAGTTACTCAATGATATCGCTAGGATGCAGTCCGGCGAATACGAACCCGATGTAGTAAGGACTCATACCAATAAGTTCGATGACTACCTAGGCAATCGAGGCATCGCCGCTGGCGAAGTTATGACCATTGCCGCACCAACATCCTGTGGTAAGTCCGCCCTGGCCCTATACATTGCGCTACAGGCTGTCACAAAGGACAATCATCACTGCGGTATCTTCTCACTTGAGATGCCACAGAAGCAGTTAACAAAACGGCTGACTCAAGTTATATCTGGAGTGAACATACGAACCGTAGAAGATGACGTGGCAACAGAAGACCAAATGAAAAGGGTCAAGGATACGGTTAATCAGCTTGCTAATTTACCCATATATACATCGCATTCCGTCAGGAGTGCAGACGATCTTTGTAGTCAAACCAGACAGTTCGTGAACAAATACGGAGTAAAGTTACTCGTGATTGATTACTTACAACTGATTCCTTTTTCTTCTAAGATGGGTAAGGCTGAAGGCATAGCTGATATCTCTCACAAGATAAAGCAGATGGCAATTGATTTAAATATTGCCGTTATACTACTCGCTCAGGTCAATCGAGAGGGAGCCAAGAACGGCAAGCTAAGATTGTATGACCTAAAGGATTCCGGGGACATTGAGAACGATGCTGACATCGTGTTACTAATGTATCCGACTGAAGGAGATTTTGAATCCTCAAAGGAGATCGATGACAAAGGACCTTACACAAAAATGTATTACGACATAGCCAAGAACCGAGAAGGGCAGCGGGACATTGGTGGTTTACTAAAATTCTATCACTGCCTAGGGAGATTTGCATAATGACAGAGGCGCAAGTAGCGGAAGAGATAATGAGATTCCATCCTGGAGTCAAGCTAATCAAAGCTGAAGATCAGTTCAGCCCATTTGATTACGAGAGTGACCACTACTTGTTTGAAATTAAATCCAGAAGAAAGGGATACAACCCTTGGATCATTGAGGAGTTAAAGCTGGACACCAACATAGGACTAGCGGAGTCCGCGAAGAAGGACTTCATATACGTGAACGAGTTCGAGGGTTCGCTCTTTATTTGGAATATCTCTAAATTAATAAGAGAGGACTACGACTTCGGATTTCACCACAGGCAGATGCCTTGGCACACGGACTTTGACAGGACTCAAACAGTCAACAAGATGACAGGCTATCTGTTCAACAAGGACGCAACAATCGTTGATACTACTTGCACAAACACTTGACAATTTTATGCCAGAAATATGTATTTATTTCTTGAAATGAATACATTGACAATTTAATAATTAATTTATGCCAATACCAAAAGAAAACATCGAGCGGATTCAAACGCAAATAGAAATGATTCGTCACGAATCCAGGCTACTATCCTACAGGATAGAAAGAATGGAAGACCAACGAAAGTCCTTGCAGGACGAAAAGCGGAAGCTCAAAGAATTTCTTGAATCCAATGATGTATAATATTTGTCTGAGGTAAGCCCAAGGAGTAATCCCGGCGGGTGGTTGTTAGTAGTCCCACCTTCTTTACGCCTCATTCATAGTTAGCCTCACCCCTGTTTTGTGATGATTTCTAGGGGTGGGGCTTTTTTATAGGGAGCTTCTTAGCTTTATAGCATTTACTATAGTATTTAACTGAGCTCTATTTATTTTCTTTGAGCTAACTTCTTGCTTCAGCATTTTAATAGCAAGATCGCGTGGCATCTTTTCAACAAGCTCTATATACTGCTTTGTTTGTTCAAGCCTGTTTCCTTTGATTGAAACAGCTACTGGCATATCCAGAACGATACCCTTCATAGCGGCTAGCTTAACATTTTTAGAAAGCATTGAAGGGAGTGTATTGTATATGTCCTGATTACTTACTTCGAGGGTTCTTAGATTATCTATGTGCTTAATTATTTCTTCAATATTGCTTCTGTAATTATTATTATTCTTCTCATAAACTGATGCTATATCATCCGCCCTACGAGCCTCTGCGGAATACTGATTTCTAATCCCCCTGATTGCCTTCAGAGCGTTATTAAATTTTCTACCCGCACCCTCAGTAAAAGAAGTATTAAATTTTCTTTCGCCCAATAAGTATCTAGCACCTTTTTCTCCTGCGGTTCTGTCATCCCATCTCTGAATATCCCTAACAAATCCGGGCTTAAAACTTTCTGTTACATAAAAAGTTGCTTGGTCGATCACGTTGTCCAGCCTATTTGCGGACTTACCTATTCTTTCACCAGTATCTGGGTCAATGTTCT